CATCCCGACAATTCCCGCGCCGAAAAACGACGGGAACACACTGCTTGCTCAGGTCGGCGCCGGGATTGGCGACATGGATCGGGAGAAGCAGCTCGCCTACCTCTACTACGGGACGGACCACTTTGACCAGGGATGCCTCACCGTTGAGCACTTTGAAAAGCTGGTCCCCAGTGAAAACGGCCTTGGAGACTACGATCATCCCGTCTGGTTCCGTTTCGTTGTCGGCGGTGATATCGCAACCTTCCTGTATGCCGAGCCCCTCCCCTACAATCCGGTGCTCTACCTGGGCTACGATGCCGACGAGTCGCGAACCAATAACGCGAGCCTGAGTCTCGAAATTCTTCCGTTCCAGGACCATTTCTCGAACGTCCTCACTCAGATCGTGCTGACGGCCAAGCAGAACCTCGCCAACGTGACCTTTATCGACTCGGACCAGGTCCCCGAGGAGACGCGCAACATAATCGCCAACCTTGGCGAGAAACTTTTCCGCAAATTGAACTTTGTGAAGTTCTCCGGCCGGGGCGCCGTGCGAGCTCAGAACAAGGTGCAAGAGGCGGTGATCAACCACGCGCTGCCCAAGGGCAACGTGGCTGAGCTTACCAATGTCCTGAAAACAATCCTGGACGTGCTTGAGCGCGTGCTGGTGATGAGCAGCCAAGAAGTTGCCCAATCCGCCAGCCACGAGCAAACACGCGAGGAGGTCCGAAACATCGCGCAATCCACATCAACGAGGCTGCTCTTCACAAGCACACCGGTAGACATTTTCCGGGATGCATGGAAGCGGCAGCTTTATCAGGGGCTAATGGCCTACGGCGACGAGGATATTTACGCTCACATTGCGAGCGACCTGCCTCTCACCAAGGAGGCCCTCGAGAAGATGGGATTCACCTTTGCCGACGAGCACGATGATATGTCAGAGGGTTATTACCCTGGCATCCATCACCGCCGGATAAAGGTGAAGAAGCAAGCCACGGCGATCGAGCTATGGGAAATTGCCTCAACCCGTGATGGAGACGACCGGCCTAACGATGCTCAGACCGCCCAGGTTTTGGCGCAACTGGTTCAACCCCTCCTGGCCAATCCAATGACGGCCCAAGCCATTGGTGCGGCACAGGCTATAGAGCTGGCCAACAAGATCGGTCAGCTCGCCGGCTTGGACAGGGACTTCAAGCTGAGGGATATGACCCCGCAAGGCGCCAATCCACAAGAGCAGCAGCAGGCCGCACAGGAGCAACTGCAGCAGGTTATTCAGGCTGTTCAGCAGGGAGGGCAACAACTCCAGGCGCTCGGCCAGCAGGTGGACAAGAACAGTCAGGACATAGCGACATTAGCCAAAACGCTGATGTCCGCACCGAATCCAGCAAATGATACACTTGGAGTACCTGCCGTTGCCGGAGGCCCAAGCTAAGGCCGTCCGTGAGTGGTTAGCAAACCCCGCCTTCGCTACCTTCGTCGGCTGGTTATCAAACCAGGCCGCAAAGCACACCGCCGAGGCCGGCAACCTTTTGGTTGAAGGACGCGAGGATAATGAGCTCGAGGCCAAAAGAGTGGCAGATGAAGCCAGGAAGTTCAAAGCAGCTTGGGAAATAATGGTTCAGTTCACCGATCGGAGCTTTCAGCCTGATCACGTGAGGCTGATCCCCAAACCGGTAAACGTCAGCGAAAACACGTAAAGCACCATGGAAGTCACATTCACCGAAACGCCAAAGGCGAAGAAGGCCACACCACAAGCACCCCAAGCAGCTCCGGCAGCGCCAGCGGCCGCCGCTGAGCCTCAAGTCATCATCCCGACGCAAGAAGAGCTTCGGGAACGTGTTCTTGATACTTATACGACCATGGGATGGGGGGACGTACCGGAACACGCCGTTCCGCAGGTCAAAGAGGTTGCCCCGGCGGGGGAAACGCCCGCTGCAGCACCCCAGGCAGAGCCAGAGGCCCCGCCAGCGCCGGAGGAGCCGCAGGCAGAGCCTGAGCCAGAGCTTTCACCGCGGGAACTCATCGAGGCGTCCGCCGACGCTACCGCGCGCGCCGTTGCCCGAGCACTGAAACCGGCGGAGCCCCAAACGACTGAGCCAAAGCGGGATGATTTCCAGCTCGAACCGGACGACCAACATGACCTGCAGGCCATTCGCTACCTCGAGCAGGGCAATCCGAAGAAGTATGCCGGCCTGACAGACCGATACCTCGCCTACGTCAAAGCGCACTACGCCTATGTCGACGGGTGGAAAGAGAAGAACCCGGACAAGGAATTCGACCCCCAGGAGGAAGAGCACCAGCAATGGTATGCGGCTAACATGCCGGAAATAGATGAAAGGATGCTCGAGCAGGCTCACACTGACATGGCGGTCGAAGCCAAGGTTCAGGAGCGGCTCGCCCCAATCGAACAGGAGCGCGCACAGGCCAAGAAAGAGCGAGCGCTCGAGGAGGCCGGCCCGCGCATCATCGACCAGATGGACCGTAAGATCTACTCAATGGTCGAACAGGCTGACCCGGAACTTGCTAAATTGCTCAAAGGCGAAAACGGGGTGTTACTCGTGCGGGATGCTGAGGCCCTGGGCAAAGTCGACGAGGCAAACCCCATCGCTAAGGAAATCCTGGTGGATGTCGTCCAGAATCAGCTCGAGCCCCTTCTGTTCGAACTCGAAAAAACGACGGTCCCCGAATATGGGTATCAGCTCGACCCGAAGAAGAACGCGGCCCATGAAGCGATCGCCAAGTTCGTGGCGCAGAAAGAGCGCGACCTGGCGGCAATGCCTGCAGCTCAGCGGATCCTCAACGGCAAGCGGTGGATGTCCCTGAGCGAGTACGCCGAGGCCAAGAACGATATCCAGGAGGACAAAGCCCTGAGCCAGTCTCAGAAGCGTGCTCAGGTCGAAGCCCTCGATCGCCGGGTTTGGACCATCACAGCCGACCAGGTTGAGGACCTCATGTGCGACTTCTACGCCAAAAAAGCGAAGTCCCTTATCGCCAAACAGGAGGCTTTAGCGCAACGGCGCTTCAAAGTGGCTCCTTCCAATGGCGCTAAGCCCGCCGCTCAACCCGCAGCGCAACCCGCCGCAAGGCCCGCAGCCGCCGGAGGAAAACCGCGATCGCCGTCCCTGGGCGGTCAGGCTGATGTTGTGTCCAACACGCCAGGAGGCGGGGCAGGGTCGAAAACCTTCGGTCAGGAAGCTACTGACACCATGTTTGGGAGATGATCGCCTCCGTGCGACGGGCGTGTAGCTAGACCGCCCCGAGCCGGAAAGCGATGAACAAACGACGTTGGTATGGACTACTGCTCCTTGTAGTAGTCGCCTTTGTCCTCAGTCCTATCTGGACACTCAGCGCCCTTGCTGCTCTTCCGCTCTTGGCGGTAACGAGCACAAGTCGGCGTTTTCAGGACACTCCCTGTACCGTCGTGGTTTCGAATAACTTCGATACCCACGGCACAATTACGCGGGCGAGTGTAGCTAACCTCACACCTACGGACCTGGAAAACCTGTTCCGCCCAAACGGGCTATTTGCCGACATGGACTCCTGGTTCCGAACGGCCTTCGAAATGAAGGCGTGCGGGATCAAGGTCAACGGCATGTATGACTGGGTAATGTCCAGTCAGCGGAATATGGGCTCCCTCCTCTCTTACGAGAAGGTCGACAAGGGGCCGAACCTGCTCAAACCCTTCATCCTGGGGCGCCAGGACTCGGTTATTAACAAGGAGTTTTGGGCTGTCTCCGGCGGTCAGGCCAAAAGCGCCTACACCGCTACGGTTACTGGTCCCCTCACCACGGACGATCTTGCCCTGGGTGCTGCAAACGACCGCGTAGTCCGCGTTGTCAGCCGTTACGGCATCGACCTTGATGCCAAGTGGTTTGCCGACAAGGACCGGGTCAATATCTTCGGGCGAATTGGCGGTCAGACGGTGATCGGTCAATGGCGCGTGCTGGCGGCTGAAGTGGCTTCCGATTTCAGCTATGCTGACGTGCTGCTGACTTCCGAGAATGCCGGCTCGACCATGGCCTACGACCCGACGCCGACCTCAGGCGTATTGCTCCTCGGTGCAAACAACGTCAACGACTACGAGTCCTGGTGTCACAACCGGCCAACTTTGGACCCAAGAAAGCGCGTGCCCTATTGGTTCCAAACGATTCGACGTGGCCGACGGGTGGACTCGGAATACAAGAAGGTTTTCGCTCGGCTCATGGAGTCGAACGAGTACTTCCGTCAGTTTGGCGACCTGGACCTTGCCGAGCGCAACCGCCAGGACGAAGAGAATTGGCAGCGGAGTTGGTTGAACACGTTCTTCTACGGTAAGAAGATCAGCACCAACCAGACCCTTGCCAACTGGCAGAACCTCGAGCAAATCCTGACCGTCTCGGGCGGCAGTGTTGACCCTGGCACCGGTGGCAAAATCATTGCCTACCGCGCCAACATGGTCGGCGTGTTCGAGCAGCTCCTGGCCTGCGACCGCGTTCGCGACCTCCAAAATCAGAGCCTCAACTTCTACGAGTTGCTGAGCGAGATTTACCGGATCATGCGTGCTCGCAAGAGCCAAGGTAAGCCGGTCGACGTCATTGATATCTTCACGGACAATCAGACGGCGGCGGACTTCGAAACCGCAGTCATCAGCTACTACCGCAAGGAATACGGCGACATCGTCCGTATCAACATCGAAGAGGGCTCCAACGAGCTCGGCTTCTATTGGCGGAAGTACAAGGTGAAATACCCGGCTGGCCTGAGCATCGCCATTGTGACCCACGAGTTCTTTGACGATATCCTCAACGCCTTCATCACTGAGAATATCGACTCAGCGGGCCGCATGATGCTGATCCTGGATATCGGCAAGCCCGGTCCCAAGGGCGGGACGATCTACCCCGGCATGATTGCCACTAACCGAAAGGTGCGAACCCTCGGTGAGATTGAGCAGTTGGCCAGAATCGATCCTACGTTCGCCTGCACGATGGAAAACATCACGGAAGAAATTACGCTGATCAGCGAAACGTGCACCGCCATCGTTGAG